CCTTCACAGCAGCGATGACGCAGTTGGCAAAGCAGGGGTCCTCGACCATCGACGTGTAGAGGGCGTACCATACATCCTCTTCTCGTCCGACCATGTCGCAGTCTACCTCAAATGTCCTTTGCTTGTGGTTGCCGAAGGAGAGCAGTACGAGTGCCGAGTGTTCCGGCGACAACTCGTGCCACATGTCTACAGCATCGTGCAACGTCATTCGCACCTCTGAATTTACCTGTCTGTCTTTTGTGTTTTTCATACTCATTTACTTTTAGTTGTTGGTTAATCTTTGCAGGTGGCCGGGGACTCGAACCCCTAAAATCTTACATGTGAAATGTTTCAATACATCGTTTAATATACCTGTCGCCACCCAACATCCTGCTGTTATGCCATAGGCTCACCTCCCCTCTGCTGTGTTGTCATTCTATCAACTGGGGCGCTGTTCCCGCCGATAGCAGTGTACCTCCACCACTCGTTCGGTCTTGGCCCCTCTCTTGCGTAATATCGCCTCTAACTTCGATACCAAGGCACGTAGCTCATCGACGTTGAGCATTCCGAAGGGGCGCCCCGCGATGCGAGGATTCATGCAGAACTCATTCACTGCCGTGAAGGTCGTCGTGTCGACACCGAGGCGCTGTAGTCGGGTGAGCACAGCCGAGCGAGCACGACGCAACCGCTCCCGATGCTCCTCCACACTCTCGCCACATTGCTTGCCTGTCTGCAGGCAGTCGCACATCTCGCGATATTCCGCCTCCGTCATGCTGTGCAGCGAGGTGGTGCGCCCTGCGGTGAACTGCGACACCAGCACCTCCTTGTATTGTTCCAGGTCTATACCCTTCGCCTTGGCTATGGCATAGAAGCGCGAGTAGTTATACTTCATAGCTCCAGACGTGTATAGGTATCCACGGGGTACTCCGCAACATCTGCCGACGCATCGACAAACAGAGGCATCTGCTGTACTCGCGCCACGGCCACCTCGATACGTGACCCGCGACTCTGCTTGCCGTCCGGTAGCAGGTACACGGCGTCGCACTTCAGCAACATGCCCACATCCTTGCCGACATGCTCCGCCCACTCTGCCTCCACCGGCAGACCGTTGTAGAGCGGGTTGATGGGCTCCAGCCCGAAGCGACGCAGCTTCTCCTCCGCTGCTTGGAACTTGGCAATCACCGCCTGTATAGGTAGCCCGGAGATTGCTCCACTGATGTAAACCTTCTTGATATCCATACTCTTTGCTTTTATTGTTGTTACTCTTGTTCTTGCTGTTGTTCCTGCTCCTTGCCCTCCCAGTAGCGCTGGGCTCCCTTGTCGTAGATGACACACTTGCCCGTCGTACCGATGAAGCGACCCTTGCTGAAGGCGGTGTATCCTTCTACCCATATCTTCAGCGAGGCATCATACATCATGCGTGTCGCCGGTCGTCCGTCAGGCTTGCGACCCGAAGCTTGACTCACAAGGATGATGAGCTTCTTGCGGTGACGCTCCTTGAACTCCACGAACTGCTTGTAGCTCAGTTGCAGGTACTGTATCGAGTCTATCACCACGAAGTCGGCGGAGCGGGGCTTCGCGAGCTTCTCGTCCAGCGCCTCGAGGCTCATCTGCTCGTTAATCTGGAAGTTGCTGCCACACTCCGACATGCGAAAGCGTCTGAGGGTGTTCTGCATCGTCAGTCCCACGCCCTCCTCCTTGGAGAGGTAGATGCCTCGCATACCTATCGAGCAGAGGGCGTTGCAGAATGACATCACAGCCGACGTCTTGCCGTTGCCTGAGTTGCCCCAGAAGAAGACCACGCCATAGCGACCTATCGTGCCCACACACTCGTCCCACGCGCCTCCTAAATTGATTTCTTTATATTTGATGGTAAGAACTTGTTTTGCGGATAAGGTTCGGTTCATAGGGGTTGGGGTTGTTTGAATAACTTTCGAAAAACATTCTAAAGGGTGTTAAAGTCTTGTCTCGGTGGCGATGCGTCGTTGCTTGTGCACCGCCTTCTTCACACGTCGCAGGTCATACCCGCAGGCACTTGAGTCGCTGACCACACGCTCTATATCGCGCTCATCCTGCAGACCGTTGGCGCGACACATGGCTACCACCTCGTGGGCCGTGACGCTCGTCAGGTCTACGAACCGCCGACAGATGCGGGAGTGCATCTCGTCGTAGCCCTTCTTGTCGAGCTTCAGCCCACGGTCCATACGTCGCTTGATGTAGGGTGTCGAGAGGAACATCATACCGCACTTGTCCTCCAAGGCGTTGTAGAGCGAGATGAAGTAATACATCACCGAGTCGGTCAGCTTGTCGCCCTCGTCGAAGATGAGTAGCGGGTGATCGAGCGTGATGAGCTCCGTAGTGATGGCTGCAAGGGTCTCCCTGACGGTCAGACCATCGGTGCGGATACCTATTTTGCGGGCCAGCTCGTGGATGAAGTCGGCCTTGTGCATATCCTCCGAGCAGAGTAGCATGAAGACGTTGCGATTCTCCCGTGCATAGAGCGTCGCAGCCGTAGTCTTGCCGATACCCGCAGGCCCCACCACCCACGTCACGTTCTGGTAGTGCTGGGCATCCTGCATCAGGGTGTTCATATCACGGTAGGCTGCTGTGGTGCAGAGCTGCCACCCATCCAGACGCATGGCATCAATCTGGGTACGAATATTCAGGAACATACTGTCGCTGATATTCTCGAACTTGCCCATCAGGATGGCGTTCACCGTAGCACCGCTCGTACCCTTGAGGGAGTTGGCAGCCTTCGTCTGTGTGGAGAATCGCTTCGTGTACTCCGCGAGGCGCTGTTGAATCTCCTGCTTCTGTTCAATGGTCAATTGTCTCATGATATAAGGTTTTAGGGATTTACAATCTTTCGAGGGTCGACAGCGGGTTGTACTCCATGTTGCTCACCGCCTTCGTGTACTCGCCGATGCAGATAGGCTCCACGCTCTCCTCCTGCTCCGCAGTAGCGAGGGTGTCGGCGATACGCTCATACTCCGCCGTGCCGATACCCTTAATCTTGGGAGTGCGCAGCCCGTGTTGTTCGGGTGCCACGCCGTGCTCCATCTCCAGCGTAAGGTTCTCAATCTGCCGACGTACACGCTCCTGCTTGTTCTGCTCGATATTGCTCCGCAGCAGTGCCACATCGTCGTGCTGTTGCTCTTGGATATTGCGGTGGACGGAGAGGTAAGGATAGGCCACCGTCTTGTAGCGCAGGCCGAGGGGTGTCTGCTCATAGAGCAGGGCTCGGTCCATCTTCTGCGGGTCGAAGCGCACGATGAACTCGCGCCCCGTGTTGTCGCGTCGCCACCGGTAGTCGGGCATCCCCTCCTCGGTCAGCACCTCGTAGGTATATTTGCGACCCTGGTACTGCACCGTGATGCCATCCGTAGTGAAGCGACAGGGCTTCGACGTGCGCACCCAGAAGAGCTCTATCATATCAATCTCGCTCACCTCCTCCGAGGCAGGGTTGCTGCTGGTGCGGTACATCTCGCTGTGAGCAATGCCGGTGCGGTAGTGCGCAAGGGCGTTCCACTCCTCGCGTGCATGAGCATAGGCGGTCAGCAACTCATCATAGGTGTAGAGCGACTCGACATTGGCCTCCAAGAACTCGTGGTTGGTCTTCCATCCATCCTTCGACGAGATGTTCTGACCCGTAAAGCGCCAGTCGCGATGCAGCACCTGCTGTTGGAAGCGTCCGAAGACCGACTCGATGGACTTGGCCTGTGGCGTGTAGGGTGCCGTGGGGCGACTCACGTGGCAGATGCTGGCAAAGAAGCTCTCGGCGACCTTCTTCTTCTGACCTCCCTGGTTATCCGTCACCACCTCGTAAGGTTTGTGACCTGCCGTCTCCACAGCCATGCGGAAGGCACGGTACTGTGCGTCGAAGTTCTCCGTAGGACTCACGCAGTAGCCCAGCAGCATCTCGCTGTAGGCATCCACCACCTCATACACCTGCAAGGTGCGCATCACCGTCTTGCCCCCTTCGTAGCTCTTGTAGTAGAGGTTCAGCTTCGTGCCGTCACCGTACCACAGCGAGTCGCGCATCGAGGGCATCTCTGTCTTGTTCTTGCGCAGGGTGAGCTGGCAGGCTGCCAACTCGCCATACACGGCATCATACCACTGAGGCTTCACCTCGGGACGCTCCAGATACTGCACCAGCGAGCTCTGCGATGTCAGAGGCTTCCACCCCCGACGCTCCGCGATACGGTTATACTCGTCGAATATCTGGTGCATCGTGTAGACCGGCACACGACTGCGACGCAGGGCGATAATCTGCCGGCCTGCAGCACGTGTAATCTTCACCGTATTGGCATTGCCGAACTTGCCCGACACAAGGCATCCATACCCCTCACGCACATATTGGCGTAGCTTGTCTCGCAGACGCGCCTCGCTCTTGGGCAGTGTGTGGCCGTAGATGTCGCGCAGCTCCTCGGCAGCACCGAAGATGCTGCTCCACAGCACCGGCGTATTGTTATTGCAGGCACGACGCATGGCACGTTGTGTATTGAGCATCTCCAGCAGGGTGTTCAGCACACGTGCATTGGTGGTGTACTCCTCCTGCTTCGACTCGGGCAGGTGCTCCCCATTGGGTAGCAGGTGCTCATGGAAGTAGCGCTGCGCCTCCTTGTCGTAGGGCAGTGCTGCACGCTCACGACGCAGTATCTTCTCGGGGTCACCGTACTTCT